CTCTGCGTCCGCTGCACGATGACAAATCCATCGTCGGCGCCAATGACAAACAGGAACGCGCTGCCGCCCTTGAGCGCGGCGTAGATATCTTCCGGCATCCACTCCGCGCCGGTCTTTTGCTGCGTTTCAACCAGCCCTTTGCGGACCCATTCCCACAGCGGGCGCAACGATTCCGCCGCAACCGGCGTCAGTAGTCCGCTAATTTGCTGCCCCCGGCAATGGTGATGGTCGTCGCACCGTTGATGTCCTGATTGCCGCCGCTATCCTGATATGCGTAGAACTCGACAAAATCGGTGGAGCCGTTCATGCGGGCAATGCCGCCGCACGAAATGAGCGGCGATGTCGTCCCAACCGCAACAGAGCGCGAGCTGGCGACGACAATGGCGCTGGTCCCGTTCTTCCAAATCTGCCCGACAACGCTGGTGCCAGCAGCAACCGCCACAAAGCGCAAGTTGAGGAAAAAGTAGTAGACGCCCGCGATCTTCGGCGTGTAACGGTAATTCGTCGTCAGGTCGAAATACGCGAAGTCGTCGAAGCCCTCGGACGTAGTGCCGTTGGCGATGCTGTTAAACGCTATCTTTGTCGTGACCCCGGTTGCCACGGCGGTCTGATCGGTGCCATTGCGGTGGACACGGAATGCCGGCTTGTTAAGCGCCCGATTAAGCCCTTCCTGGTATTCACGGTACCACTCCCGAAGCGCCCTATTCTCATCCTGCACATAACGCAGCAGGCGGCCATCCTCGAGCGATAGCGGTAACGCAGGAATCGGCTCAATCTTGCGGACCTGCCGAATCGTCATTGCTCGCCACCCGCTACCAGATCAACCATGATGCCGCTGATTTCCCACGCCTTTGCCGCAATGGATGTGTCCACCGTGATAACTGGCCGAAGGTAAACATTCGACGCCAGACCATCCATCTTGGCGATGTTCGTTCCGGTCGTATTGGTCGTGAACGTGGCCGAGTACGGCGCGCCGCTAGTCATCACTTCCGGCATCCCGGCCCCGTGATAGACAACGGACGACACTGACGCGGCGAACTCGGCATTCGTCGCATCGGTCCCGAAGTACGCCTGCGATGGTGTACGCACCAGGCGCATCCCGCGCAGCGTCGTCGTCGCCCCCATCTGGCCAAGTACGGGCGCGCTGATAACGGCGTTTGGCGTATCCGTCTTTGACGTAATGACGTATTGGCCGAAGGTTTTGTTTTTCAGCACCGCGTAGAACAACGGCCCATCCTGCCCTATGAATTCATGCACGCTCAGCGTGCCGGCATCGTTCCGCAGGCCTTCCGTCGTGCTTTGATAGCCGCAAACGCGCGTCCACATCCCAGAGTGCGTATTGTACGCAATGACCGACGAATGCGATCCGGTAGTTTCATACGGGAAGCAGAAAAAGACGGTGTTCAGGCGACTATTGAAGATCGCCCGAACGTAATTCTTTGCTTTCTCGTACTCGCCAGTCGCAGTCAATACCGCTGATTGCAGATAGTTCAGGTACCGACTCCACCATCCATGCACATAGCCTGGAATCGGCTGCGGATAGCTGCCGTCGTACATCCATAAACCTTGTTCATCGGCCCAATACACCATGTCGCCGACTTGGCAGACTGCGTTCTTTCCGATGCAGCCGATGTTCGAGGCTACCCGACGCCATGACCAGATAGCCGGCGGGCCTTCGTACACGCCCTCGTACATCGCGCCCTTTTTCCACGCCAGCACGCCGTCGCGGAATGGGATAGCGGCTGTAATGCGCCCGTTAATGTCCAACAGCCGATTGTTAGCGCATTGCGTGGCGATGCTTGGCGTCCAGTCGAATGGGTTCGACAGGGCCGAGCAAAACCATCCGTCCTGATAGTTGTTAGATCCATCGTTGTAGTCGAGGATCATGGCGAAGCTGCCGGTCGGCGGGCCAACCGTCACCACAATGGAACCGGTCGGCGCATTGGTCGCTGCGTCGGCAAAGGCCGCAGTCGTTGCGGTGTACTGCAGCCGGTTCGCCTTGTTGATGGCAAGCGACAAATCGCCGTATTGGGAGAAGCTCCACGTATTGATTGTGGACGCGCTATAGGCCGTCCCAGACCGGTCGGTAAGCGTGTTATACGATGCCCCGGTCAACTCATACAGCGCCGTCGGCGTTCCTGCGAATACGCGCTTCGTGCCGTCAATTTTCTCCGCGACCATGCCGCCAAGGCTAGTTACCGGCATCGTGGAAGCGTTGGATTCTGTCGGGTAGCCTGCGAACATCACACCGCGTTCAGTCGGCAGCACAAAGTCACATTTCGACAGATAACCGGGCGTGTCCGGCGGCAGGTCAGGCGCCCATCCCTTGATCGGCAACGTCTGCCACATTACGCAACCCTCACAGCCATTCCGTTAGCGCCCCAGCGCGCCCGGTTCCCCGACGACTTCACCGAATCGAGCGCCACTTGATACGCCTGCGCCCAAAGCGCAATGCGCGGGTCATCTCGAATGTAGCTATTGGCCTGCAACAGCGTCCCGTACAGGTACAGATCGGGCGCGTCCACCAGAATCCAGTTAGCCGAACCGGCGCCACTATCGGCGCTAAAGAACGGCAACGCCGCGGTGTATTCAATCGTAGCGGTGTAGGTGCTACCAGGCACCGGAGCGAACCGGAAATACTCATTGGAGCCGGTCGCGTCCCCCGTGCCGGCAGTCGTCGGCGCAACAATGGACACGAACGCCGGGATGCCGGTGGACTCGCCGTAATAGCGATCCTGCGTATCCGTTTCCATGTACTGAATCGCGCGCCGTGGCGTCGTGTTCAAGCGCATCGAAGTCAGCGCCATGAACGTCGCGGGGCAGGCGACATATTCACCGGTGATGCTGAACGACGCATTGCGGATTTGCAGCCGCGGATGCCCGCGCAGATCACGCATAAGTTGCTTGTGCGCCAGCGTCACAAAGTCGGGGATGATCGACGTAAGGTCGGCGCGCGACAGATAGCCGGCGACTAGAGTTTTCAGACCGCCGTAAGTGTCAAGCGCCACTTGTCATCTCCTTTATGCGGCCATGCATCCAGCGCAGCCGGTGTTGCTAACGTCTTTCATTAGGTGCGCTTGCCGCAGCCGCATGAACCCGGGACTGTTCCACGCCTCCATAAACGGCGTCGTGTTTAAGTCGCCCATCAGCAAGTCGCCTTCGATCCCGCTGCCAAAGCAACAGGCGGCTAGTTGCCCATCCGCCGTAATGTGGCCTTCGGTGAACACGGACCAGCACGGCAGCGGTTCGCGCATCGCATCCAGGCGCCCGGGATTCCCCGGCTGCGGCTTCCAGCCGTGCTCTTTTGCCGCCCCACTCATGCCGTACAGCGGGAGCCAGTAATGCTCGTCCACATAGGGCCGCATTTCTTCCACTAGCGCGCGCATCTTCTCGCCCTGCGTGCCGTCGAAGGCGATGCTCGAGGCGTACAGGCGGCAGGCGTACCCGTTGTCATCCCGCACCGACTTTGCGTCTTTGATGTTCTGCAGCGCCTTGCGGTATAGCGCCGGATTGACTTGCGCCACCGACTTAAACTGCTCCGCGTCAACGAAGTTGAGCGAGAACTTGAGCGAATCCAGTCCGGCGTCCATACACGCCATCACCCGGGCCGGCGTGGCGGCGCTGGCGTTCGTGGTTAGGAACGCATACGGGAAGCCGACCTCTTTGGCCTCTCGGATGGCGTCCGGCAACCACTTACACACGAACGATTCGCCAATGTAGAACACGCCCAATTCCTCAACGCCCGCCGCCCGCAGTTCGCGGATGATGCGCGAGTAGAACGCGCGGTCCATCTCGCCGCTATTCTCGCGGATGCTCTTAACGCAAAATGAGCATTTGTAATTGCACGATGCGGTAAGCTCAATCTTCACTGAACGCGGTGCCGGGATGCTGACGCCACGGTGCGAATCAGGAATACCGGTGATAGCATCAATCCGCGCAGTAATCGTCATACCTGCCTCGCCGGGGCCACCGCATGACTCAACGTTTCCCACCACTCGGCGCCATGTTCCTGCCGCTCATATCCTGGAAAGCATGGGGTGCCCACGGTGTAATGCGCCAGCTTGCAATCCGGCATCGGCTCTTGTTCCATCGTGAGATGGTTCCACGTTGCCGGAAGCTCGCCGATACGATCATCCTTGATCCACGCAAACCGGTGCAAGTGCGCGCCGCTGTGCGAGCGGACATACTCCGGCGTCAGTTGCTTGTTCGGGAAGCTCATGCAATTCCACAGCACGACGCTAGACCAGTTCTTGCGCGGGTAATCTTCGTTCTTTGCGCCGAGATACTTTGTCGGGTACTTCGTGCGGTACGAATGCTTGACCACTTGCACATCCATATCCGCCCGAGCCAGAGCAAACAGTTCGGCCACATCGCCGCGCACCAGCATATCGCCGTCGAGGAACAGAGCGAACCCTTGAAACGCCATCAAGTACGGCACCAGAAACCGAGAATAGATGAAATCGTTCGAGCCATCGCCGTGAGTTTCGGCGTACTCATCCAACAAATTGAGCGCCAGAGGATGCAGCGCCACCGGCACCGACGAATGTTCGATGATCGACTGACAGCAAACGTGATACGCGGACGCCTCGCGCGGATCGTAGCCAATGAAAATCGGCAGAGGCCTCATTGCGCCACCTGAATAACGGATTCCGGCATCGGCTTCTGCCCGACGATTCGCATATCGCGCACCGGCTCATGGAATTGAACCGCATCCTGCCGCAGATTGACTAGCCCAGCCTGCGCCATTAGTTTCATCAGTTGAGCCTGCCCGTAGCACCAGCGGTGCATCATCAGCGGATCTTTGTAGCGCGGATCACCGTACAGCGCCCAATAGGTATACTGAGGCGGGCATTGCGGCACTTGCGCCAGTTGCAACACCTTTTCCAAGCACGGGCACTCAATCGCCAGCGGCGCCCCCGGCTTCAGAACGCGAATCCACTCCCGCAGCGCCCGCTCCGCGTCCCACGGCCACAAATGCTCGATTACATGGATCGCGCGGGCCTCGTCGGCGTAGTCGTCAGGAAATGGCAGGTCGAACAAGTCGGCAGAAACATCGGCGTTTACCGGGATCGCCGCATGGCTAACCTTGCCGGGAGCCTCAAGCGCATTGCGCTGATCGGCGCAATCGACGTTAATCCAGCCTGGATAGTGTTTAGTCCCGCCGCCTAGATCGAGGCGAATAGGGCCGTCCACTTTTCGCCAATCGAACTCGGCGCGAACCTCTGCGCCACGAACTCCTGCCCCTGCTTGATTTTCTGACACGCGTCCTCGCGGTTGTTAAATGCCCACGCAATCCCCTCGGCAACATCACCGATATGAATATACGGGGCCAGTTCGCGCCACGACTCGGCGCAGTTTTCCGGCGCCACGACGAACCGACCGGCCCGCAGCGCCTTAACGACTCGGTTAGCCGACGCGCCCGGGTTGTTCCCGGTCATCAGCACGACGCCCGCGCTATACAGGCAATGTGCCTCGTTCCGCTGCGACCATTGCACCGTCGCGCTGGGTACGTTGCTGCAGATAACTGCGCGATAGTTCGGATCAATCGTGTCCAGGTGCGGCAGCAAACTGGCCAGATTTGCCGAATGTCCGAACCATAAAACCTCGTTTCCGACGCATAAAGGCGCGGATTCGATGTTTTCGTAGGGGTCAGATATGACAATGGCATCCCGCCCCGTATGCTCGTACACAATTTCGGCCATTGCCTCGCTAGCCACCGTAATCCGGTCAGCGATACTGCACATGCCGTGATATTCCGCCGCGTACTTGCCGCGGAAGTGGTCATTTACTACGTCATAGACCACGCCGCCGGTTAGCGTGTCAGCAAGCGCCCGATTCCCGTTCTTGAAAAAGAACGTCGGTTTGCCAGTAGCGCCAATCGTGTAGTCGCAGCCCAAATGCTCCGCCGGGATCGCCACCCGCAGCCGGTAGCTTGCCAATTCCGGCATGACCGGCACCGCATAACCGACTCTCACTTGCGCGCCTCGGCCAGCCGGCCAACGCAATCCCGCCATGATTCGCCCGTTTGCTTCTTGTGCATCTTCGTCGTCGTCGGATACCAGATAAGCTCGTCCGGCGCGTACCGCCAACCGCTGCCACGATGCGTCAGGATCGTGCTAGGAACGCCCATAGCCGACGCCATGTGCATGGCACTAGTGTGGACACCTACAATCTCATCACAGGCCGCTAACAGCCCCGCAAGCAAATCCATATCCTGACCCTGCGTTACCCACGGCAGGCGGCGAACCTTGATCCCGTGCGCCTTCTCGAACTCTGCGACCTCGCGCCCGTCGTCCTTGTATTGCAGGCTGACGAACTCCGCGCCACCGCGCCTCAACAGCGGCAGGAATGCGCTCAGGCCGGCGGTACGCGGCTCAATACCCGTCCGCGGCAGTCCACCCGACCACGCCAGCCCGATTGTTCGCTGCCCGCCGAACAGTTCCTTGAACATGCCGACATACTCGGCATTCGGCACCAGGAACGGCTTGCGAGGAAAATCTGCGCTGGTCTTACGGAACAACTCGCCAAGCCCAAATAGCGACTTGTGATGCGTCGGCATGATCGGCAACCGGACATCCTTCTCGCGCCGCGTCGGGCTGACGATGACACCGGGAAAACTCCGCGCAAACAGCGGCGCTAGCCGATGGTCGCAGTCGATAATGAATTGCTTGCACGCCTTGGCCGCATCGGGAATCACCGACGACGCCATGATTTCATCGCCCAGCCCTTGCTCGCCCGTCACCATCACCACGGCATCGGATTCGCCCATCCACTCGACGCTATCGCCATATGTCCATTCCTTGCGCCATTTGGTGCGAAGCGTGGCGCGGAAGCCTGCAAAACCGGCATCCCAATCCTGTTTTGCAAGGCGGATGTACCCATGACTCACCGCCAGGTCATGCAACGCAACCTTGGCCAACTGCGACGGCCGCAGCATCGCCTCATCCATCGCCTCTTTGTGTAGCTTATCGGCGATATCCCAATTCCCGGCGTTCACATGGGCATAAACGAGGTCGGCAAGCACCTTGTCCGTCACCTTGCAATCGCGCGCCTTCTCGGCATGGCGGATGCTCTCATCGTACTTGTGCAGCTCGCCATAAATCAGCGCCAGCAAGCCCCAACCGCGGGGATCGCGCGGCGCAACCGCCGTGATGCGCTTGGCAATCTGCATAGCCGACACATGGCGCACCGCCTTCAGCAGAACGCACCCCAGCACGAACAGCGCGCCTGGGTTATCCGGCTCATCTAGCAGCACCTTGTCGCAGATTGCCGCCGCTTCGTCCGGCTGGTCGCTATCTGCCAATTCCCCCGCCCGCTTTACTAACTCTTTGCTATCTGTCATTTGATAGCGTGATGACGGTGCGTGGTTTTGAAGTACGGATAATTGACGTTGATCTCGTCAACCACCTTTTTGATATCGTTCGGGTCGTGAATGTTCACGCCCTTCTTGTAAAGCTCGCCCTGCACAATCGCCGGGATTACCGCATACAGCCATCCCTCTTTGCGAAAGTTTCCATCCGGCAGACCTTCGTTCGCCAGAGCCTTCGCGTAGTCCATCACCGGCTGCACATCCTGATAGGTGTGCAGATGGATCAGACCATCTGACGTAACTTCCACATACTCACTAAGCCCGGTGAATGGGTCATAGTCGAAAAACTCACCTCTAGTCTGCATAAAAAACGGGGACCATTGCTGGCCCCCGTCCAAGTGGCTGCTGCGTTGTTATTCCTTGAACCCGACGATCTTCGCCGAGGCGTTCGGGTTGCGGGCGATCAGCGTGTACTCGCCGACGATCAGCTTCTTCGTCGCGTCACCCGTTTTCGCCATGTCCTTCACCTTCGGCGCGCGCAGTTGCCCCATCGCCCACTTGTCCATGCTCATGACAAGCGTGGTCGTGCGGTTGAGGTAGCGACTCATGACGACCTTGAACGTTCCGAAACTCGTCACGATCAAGTTCGCGCTGCCCTGAATCGACAGCATGTCCGCGCGGCCAATGTCGGCCGTGCGGGTCGCCAGCGAAGTCAGAGCGTCGATGTACTTCTTTTGCGACGACGAGGCGATGATGACATCCGGCTCGCCACCGTCCGTCCAAGCCAGTTCCGCCGCCGACGTGATGTCAACGAGCGTCACCGTCGAGGCGGCAGTCGTGCCGTCCGTCTGCCCGATCACCGCCGACGAAGCATAACTCGGCGTGGTGAACGTGGTGTTGCCATTCGTACCGGCAACCGACGGCAGGACGGTGTTACCGGGGATCGCAGCGCCCGTACCCCAGATCCACGCGCAGACGCCACCCGAAGCAGCGGCGGTGTTCGTGGCACCAGCGGACGAACCCTGACGGCCAAGCAGGTCAAATTCGACGTCACGCTTGTATTCCTTCATCGCCTTCATGATGGCGCGGCCCATCGGGTTTTGCCCGACGACTTCGACGCCTTCGGTGTAGGTGTCCGAGAGGATGATCGCCTTGTTTGCGATCTGCGTGTAATTGCTCACACGGGTCGCGGTGGCGAGCGTGCCATACGTCAGGTCATCCCCTTGCAATTGTTTGTTGTTGGCCGGAGCTGCGAGGGAGTCAAAAACCCATTGGTGCTGGGTATTCGTGACGTTCACCTTCTCGATGGTGTTTTGCATGTAGGTATCTGCTGGAAACAGATCCCAAATCACCGAGTCAAGTGATTCCTTGAGTACTGCGGAGTCGAAGGTGTCGGTAGTACCGGCAACTTGAGTCATGATGTTTTTCCTTTCACCGCCTCAGCGGCTACTTTTTGAACGTCTTATTGAGCAAACCAATCATCATCTGCTCTTGGGACGCTGATTTTCCGGCGCGGCCAGCCTTCACGATTTCCGTTCGGACCTTGGCGAAGTTCTGCCGGCCTTGATCTACTTGCGCGTTAGCCCCCGGACGAACCACGGGCGGCGCTGCGCGTACTTGCTTAACCTTCTCGGCTTTCGCGCTTACGAGCTTGTCATACAGCATGGCTTTGCGTGCGATGGCAACCGCGAGCGAGTCTGACAGTTGCTCGACCTGTACGGGGTCGGCGCCAGACTTGACGAGGTATTGATGCAACTCCTGCGCTTCGGCTTTGTACCGCACCGGATCGCGCCATTCCGGCACGCGTTCCTTCAGCCGCTCGCCCTCTTGCTGCAATTTCTGTGCAGTAAGGGCGTGGCGCTGCTGCGAAACGTAGCCGACTTTAGCCTGAAGTTGCCCATTCGCCGATTGATAGCCTTGAACAAGCTGATCGTATTGCGCCCGATGCCTCGGGTATTCCAGCGGATCATCCGTCGCCAAGCGCACCCAATCCACATTCGCGTATGCGGACAACTGCTGCTCAAACGACTTGACGATTGCGAGCTCCTGCGCCACTTGTGGCATCAGTTGCTCGACTTCCGCTGCACGCTGTAGCACCGCCTCGGCCTGCTTTTGCTGCTCAGCCACGCGCTGCGTCTTTTGCGTGTAGTCAAAACCCTGTTGCGCGAGCTTGATCGTTTCCGCACGGGAAAGCTTGCGCGTTTCCCCGTTGTGGACAATCTCGAACTCGTCGCCAGGGGGCGCAGACTGTGGGGCGGCCTCTTCGTCGTCGGGCAAATCGTCCGGCGTCGGTTCGTCGCTCTCTTGGTCTGCTGCCTCTACTTCCTCTGGTTGTTCGGGCTGCTCTTGCTTGGCCTTTGGCGCTGGCGTGTCCCCGCCGAATGCTCCATCGAGGATGCTGGTCAACGACTCTTCACTGGGCAAACCCTGCTCGACTGCCCCTTCGGGCGTGGTCGCATCTACCATTTATTGCTCCGGTTGTTAAACGACTTTCCGCAGACGTTCGCCGACACGTTCGGTAAACGTCCGATCACGCTCAATCTGTTGCGCCGCCATCTTCCCGCCAACGGCGACCTGTTCGATGTAACGCTGCACCGTGGACAGCCCGACTAGCAGGCTATTCAGCCGGTCGCGCTTCTCCCCCGCCACTTCCGCTTGCGACAGTTGGCCAACGATGCGCTCTCGCACTGTTGCAAACGCCTCCTGGTAAATCTCATCACGCATCAGCCGCTCGGCCTTGTGTCCGCGCGTCACTTCCTCTTCCGGCGTCATAGCACTCCAAGCGCGATTAGCGCGTTGATGTCGTCCTCTTCCTCGGCCTCGCGCTGCTCGATCATTTGCTGCGCGATAGCCTGTTGCTGCGCCACATGCGCCCGCCATGCGTCGGCGTAGACCTTGGCAATTTGGGCGTTCGTCGCATCAACTTGGGCCTGCAACCGCTGGATAAACTCTTGCGAATAGTCAGGTTTGACCACGCGCATACGCGGCGGCTCGGGTGGCGCCTCGAGTTGCGGCGTCACCTGCTCCACTGCGACCGGTGCGGCTTCCTCTGCCGCCTCGCGTAGCTTCGTCAGTATTTCTACCGCGTGCTGATGGTCGAGTACCTCGAAATACTGGCCGTCAATCTCGACGTAGTGCCGGCGTCGGCGCGGCTTGCCGTGACCAACCGATACCCCGCCGCCCGCAGAAGTGCCGGTGCATATCGAAAATCCGCCACCAAAGCCCGACGACGAGAACCCGCACGATCCCGCGCTCGCCGTTTGACTGATGCTTGGCGCATAGCCTGCAAACGTCAGGTGCCCTGTCGCCGCAGCGTAGCTGCGATCCTGCTCTAGCGCGGGCGCATACCCGGAAAAGGTCAAATGCCCCGTTGCCGCTGCAATTTCTACCGACTGACTGACCGACGGCGCGTAGCCCGCAAAGCTAAGATGACCCGTTGACGCGGCGTAACTGCGGTCCTGCTCTAGCGACGGCACATAGCCGGCAAACGTCAGATGCCCGGTACTCGGCGCAACGGTGATATTGCCGGTAGTCTGACTAACCGTCGGAACATAGCCGGCAAAGCTAAGGTTACCGGTGCCTGGGTTGAAGCCCCAGCCTGCCGTCATCCGTATTTCGTCGCTCGGGTCTTGCTCGACGCCGCCGACTAGTGCGTAAACCTGGATGTAATACGTTTGGCCGTAAGTCAGGCCGGTAATCGTATACGTCAGGACATCGGTGGCAACGTCCGCACTTTGGGTGTACGTCCCGGTCGCGGTTCCCCACTTGACCCGATACCCTTCGTCAGCCCCTACATCGTCCCAATAGACGGTGATCGACTGATTTGCTACTCCAGGCACATGGCCGGCAAAGCTCATGTGACCGGTAGCCGGCGAGTAAATCACTAGCGCCGGAGATGCGCCCATGCCAAGGTGCGGCAGCGGAGCCGGTTCCAGCCCAGCACCCGACTGCGTAACCGTCGGCGCGTAGCCGGTAAACACTAGCGCACCAGTTGCCGGCGCTATCGCCTGATCTTGCTCAAGCCCGGGCGCGTAGCCGGCGAACGTCAGGTGCCCCGTAGCCGCCGCGATGGTCTGCGCCTGCACTACGCTTGGGGTATAGCCCGCAAACGTTAAATGGCCAGTTGCGGCCGCGATTGCTTGATCTTGCTCGACACCCGGAGCGTAGCCGGCGAAGGTAAGGTGTCCCGTACTCGGGGAGACCGTGTTTCCCGACGACGCGGCCAACAGCAGGCCAAGATGCGGCAGCGGTGCTGGATCGCCGCCTTCAGCTAAACCCTCAAGGTTTAGCTTGGATGTGCCATCTTCCAGCAGGATTAGGCTGGAACCGTCCTCCAATAAAAGACGGCTGGCCACAAGTTAACTCCAATCGCCAACTGACACCACAGTATTAGAGCCAATCGGCGTCAATGTCATGTAAGACCCGGCTTTAATGAGTACCGTCCCGGTCGGGTCTGCCGGATACTTGAATTGCGGAACCAGCGTACCTGCCCCGTTAATCCGCATCATGCCGTGCGCCCATATCCACTTGCCCGCGCCGGTGCCCGTTGCAGTAATCACGGTAGCCGCCGCCGTGTTAACACATATTGTCGACTGCGCGGTGCCGGTTGCATTGTCGGCGACGTTGACCGCGCCCATAGCGATATAGCGGATGGCCGTAAAGGTGCATGTCCCCGCGTCAAAGGCCAGCGCCATCGTCGTCGTCGTCGCGCCAGCCGTTACCTGAATCACCATGTCGAACAAGTACGTTGTCGACGCCGCTACCGTCAGCCGATCATTCGCCGCTGCGAATATACTTTGCACCGTTGCCGAATTGGCGCCGGTAACGTCAGACGCCACGCTAACGAAGTGCGAACATTGAAGCACCGCCCGACTTGACGCGATGGGAGACAAGTACGGAATACCAGTGAGAAACTCAATGGCCCCGGCTTCTGGCGTGCTGTTAAGTGTGCCGCTAGTCAACTTCGGCGCGGTATTCGCGCTGGCAGTACCCGCCGAAAATACCGGCGCGGTATTCACGAACGTCTTGATCTGCGTTGCGGTCGCCGCCTTGGTCGTCGCGGTGCCATCCGACAGCGGGATCTCCTCGGTGCCGGTCAAGGCACTCGCCGCCGTCAAGTCGCTGATTTTGGTATCAGCCATGACTAGACGTAAAAAATGTTCACAATGACATCGTTCGCTGCCGGCGCGCCGGTGTCGTTGTCCGCAATCCCAGTCGTCGCCGCCACGGTGATCGCCGTCCCGAACGCAATGCCTTGCGGGATGCTGAACACGCCCGAGATGTCATCGCTCGCGTTTCCAGGCAGCGCCAGCGTCAGGACCGGCGTCGTGGTGCCCACCGTGACGGATGCAGCAGTCGCGTTGTAGAACTTCAGGAAGCGCGTGCTGGTAGCCATGTTGCTGAACCAAACGCCGTAAACCGTGCCCGCGCTCGCCTTGACCTCTTCCTCGGTTTCGTCGAGGTCGATCGAGCGGAACAGGGACGCGCCGCCTGCGGCCTGGCCGACCACTTGAATCGGCAACGGCGCCGCCGTGCTGACGTCGGTGGCGCTCCCGTCCGCACCCCACGAAGGCTTAACGCGCGGGTATTGCACCGACGAAATATCATCGGACGCGAAGGTTGACCCGCCGGAGCCGGCATTAGCAACAAAATTGTCGGCCATTTAGCCTACTCCCATGAGAAGTGCGCGTTTCGGTGCGGAGGCGCCGCCGGTACCTTCTTTGACGGTGACGATGGCGACGTGAGCCTCCGCAGACCCGGTACAGGTGGTGGCGAAGTTGTACGTTCCAGTGCTGGAGACGACAGCCGTTGCAGCGAACATGCTTATCTCTCGGTTCGGCCCGCCAGCTTCCGTATTTTCGGTGCGGATCGTCCACCCGCTTGTCGGCGTCGACGTGGAATCAACAACATGAACCAGACCGTTGGCCTCGGCATCTGTCCGGCAAAAACCGACCAGCATTTCACCTGCCTGCGCTGTTGTTGCTGTCGCACCAGAGCTATAGGGCGAGGCGTTGTCGAAAGCTCCGGCGAACTTGTCCACCGCCGCAGACGTTGCCATTCCCGTCAGCTCGACGACGGAAATACCCGTCCCGAATCCGGCATTGACGCACGTCACAGTAAACGTGTGGCTCGCGCCCCCCGTCCCGCCCTCACACTTGAACACCTGCGAATTATTCTGCCCGTTATTGACGGTCCCAACCGAGGTCCATGTGTTGGAGTAGGTATCGGTGATCGTGAAACCGGTGTCGCTGTCGTAGTGATACACGTACACCAGAAACACGCTGCCGCTGCCGCCCGTCGTGGTGATGGCGGCAGTAGTCTGCGCTGCCGCCGGTGAGTTGTAGTTAGTACTCTTCGTCGCGCCGACATTAAAGCCCATGATCTGCTCCAGCTAAACGCTTGCGACGCTTGCGCGGGCGCGGACGCCATCTTACGTTGCGCGGTCCCGGCAAAAGCGAACCGGGGCCGTTATAAGTGTCGGACACGATGAGATCGTCGATGTAGTAGCTGGTGTCGAATCCGGTCCCATCTTCCAACGACATATAGTTGGCAATGAAGATATTGTCGAACGTGGAGTCGGTGATCTGCTCCGTCGCGTCGTATACCTGCGTCCCGTTGATCCAGATCGTCGCCCGATTGTTGGGAGCGTCGAACATGAACTCGACGGCCATCCACTCGTTCAGATGAGCCAACAGGTTGAAGCACGGGCTCGCATAGGTGCCCGTCGTAAATTCATGGCTGTAATCTTGAATGGAAAAGAACGCGAACGGCTGATCGGCAGGAATCCCACCGCGCCCCGCGCCACATTGCCAGCTACCCGTCCACGGCACTTTTACCAGAATGTTCACGCGCAGCCCGGTCAACGCTTGCGCGCTGTTGGTGAACATGAAGTGGTAACTAGGCTCGCGCGTGACAGGCGTGTTGAAGTTGATGAAGTCGCCATTCAGCCACAACCAGAACCGGATGTAGATTTTGCTTGCTGCCGAGGACAGGTATCGTCGAATGTCGCAGCTTTCGCTAACGCCCGCCGCGCGAAAGGTGTAAAACGATTTTGTCCCCGAGTGCGCCCGCGTTGTGCTCACCCCGGTGGTAGCCCATGACGGAAAGCCGGTGCAGTAACTAGCAAGTTCGTTGACCCATCCGTTGTACGTCTGCGATGGGCAGGTACTCGGAGCGTTCTGGCATGGCCACCCGGAAGGAGGCGTGCCTGTATCCCATGCCTCCGTCAGGTATACCGTACCCCACGCCGACCCTGCGAACAGGGCCCGCGCAGCAAATAGCCAATTACGCATGTGTGATGTCAAACCAACCATTTGCCGGCACCGTCAGCGTCAACGTATTGGTATCCGTCGTTGCCGGAACGTCAGCCGGCGTCGAATCGCCAAGGAAGTAGCCAATCACCGGATCAACTACGCCCTCAACCGTGGCATTGAAGTAGAACACCGCATAGCGCCAAGCACTTATGCTCGATCCGCTGGCTGTCCAGGATACGTTAGCGCTCGAGGCTTTGTACCCGTTCGTTACAGCCGTCAGCACCGGCGTCCCGACCGTCGCAGCGACATAGCCGCCTCCGCTCGCCTCGGTATTTGTCACCCCAGCTAGCGTGGTCGTCGTCGCGCTAAGATTGTTTGACGTATTGGTGAACAGCTTCACCTTTACCGTGGTCGTTGTCCAATCTCCGCCGCCCATGAAAATCTTAGCGGCGTGGTCTGTCATCGTAAATGTGCCTGCTGCCATGTCTTACTCCTGTTCGTCCAATTTGCTGATTTTTTGCAGCAGCGCGAGCGCCACTTGCGCCGCTTGTAGGCCAGCCGCCTTCACCGCCAGGTCGAGTAGGCCGGTAAGCTGCGCCTTTTCCTGCTCCGTCATTTCGAGTTTATAGGTCACGATGTCGGGGGAGTAACTTCTAGGTAGTAGATCGTCACCCGCACGCGTCCCGTAGCATCGCTGGGCGTCGTGTCGGGAGTGATGACAATGCCCTCGGCAGTCGCGTTGTAGTACGCGCCCG